CCGAAAAGTTCATCTATGCAGAACTTAAAGATCGTTATGGGTATACTACGTATCAGCAGTGTTTTGACGATCGCCATAATCACCGCGCTGAATGGTACAACATGATTCACGAATATTGTCATGGAGACTTTGCCCGGTTGGGCAGAGAAATTTTTGCAGAAAATGATATCTACTGCGGCCTGCGCAACAAGTCAGAATTTCACGCTATGCGTAACACTAACATATTTGATTATGCTATCTGGGTAGATCGCGGTGATCATTTGCCTCAGGAAGATCGCTCAAGTATGAGTTTAGAAATTTGGATGGCTGATTATGTAATTGACAACAACGGAACCCTGGAAGATCTCCGACGCAATACCAGAGGATTAGTTCACAACTTGTTGGTCAAGCATCCGGTTCGAGATCTCCGGGACACCAAGGATCGTCGTTCTTTTTAATATCAACCACACAATTCAAACACACAGTTCGTAAGTTTCTCAACCCGCAGTGGTTGAGATCACCGTCTACGTGATACACCAATAGTTGATTGGCATATCTAGCCCTGAACCCACAGCGATCGCATGTGGGTTTTTTCTTGTAACCCGCAGTTTGCCAGCGCGGCACCGGGGGTTTGATTTTTTTCTTTTTCTTTATGCAGGATTCGCACTGGCTTCGATAATATGTGATGCCATCTCTTATTAAGTTAACCGCAACTAGCCGCTGTTTACAACATGGGCATATTTTTCTTGGTTGTTGAACTTTAGTCTTGGATATTTTGAGCCCTGATGATCGCATTGAGCTATTATAATACGCAGGATCATCTTTGGCGCTTGCTAGTTCAAGGTAGTAATTTTCTCTGTCTTTGAGCAAGTTTTTATCTGTTACATATTCTAATATTTTACGTTCAAAATTTACAAGGCCGTAATGTTTCAGGTCTTTGAGAAACTGTTTTCCGCTGCCGGTGTAATGGTCGTCTTCGTGCCCAATGTGTGCGCCGATGTATTTTTTATTGTTAACAGTATTGATCCACTCGTAAATGAAGCCGTCGTAATTCATATGCAAACCTTTAGTAAGGTATTTATACCGAACACTTTTTGGCCGAATGCAATAAATACCTGCAACTTGAAAAGGAACCCACTATGGCTCTAGTATCACCAGGCGTAGAAGTAACAGTAATTGACGAGAGTCAATACATCCCATCTGCTGTAAACACAGTACCATTTTTCTTGATTGCCACTGCACAAAACAAGGTATCAGGAACTGGTGTTGGGGTAGCAGCTGGTACTACTGCTGCTAACGCAAACAAAACTTATCTCATTACCAGTCAGCGAGACTTGGCCGCCACATTTGGTGTGCCTTTCTTCTATCAAACTACAACTGGTACTCCAATTAATGGATATGAACTCAATGAGTACGGCTTGTTGGCTGCTTACTCTGCGCTGGGCATTTCTAATCGAGCTTATATTCAGCGAGCCAACATTGACCTAACAGAGCTCACAGCTACGTTAAGTCGCCCGACAGGCACCCCAGCAGACGGAACCTATTGGCTTGATACATCTGCCAGCGTTTGGGGTATCCAAGAATGGAATCGTACCACTAATGTTTTTACTGTAAAAACACCACTGGTAATCACAGATATTGACAGTGTTATCCAAAACGCTTGGCCAGGTACTGGTACTACATATTGGATTCCCAATACTGACATTGGTAGCATTGGTGATTATGCTGTGGTAGCAATCAACGACGCTGATAACTTGTACAATCTAGTATGGTACAAAAATACCGATAATGATTGGGTGCTGCTGGGCAGTGAAGAATGGCAACAAAGCTTCCCTACAGTACAAGGTACTGCTGCTCCAGCCTCTCTGACCAACGGACAAAATATCTATATCAACGATACACTAGTTGCAGTAGGTGCCACAAACACTGTGGCTGGCTTTGCAGCAGTTATCAACACCGCAGCAATTCCTGGTGTTACAGCAGCCGCTGTTAGCGGTAAATTATATCTTTATGCTGACAGCAATGCTACCAACGATCTTTCTACTGCTACCTATGGTATAGTTTCGGTAGAAGCTGGCCCTAACGGCGGAACAGCACTGTTGTCTACACTGGGTATTACAGACAGTGAGTATCTAACACCATTATATTTGCCAGCTCCTAATCAGAGTGCTCCTCGTTGGAGAACTACTGATACCTTGGGTGGCCGCCCAACAGGTTCTGTTTGGAACAACACAAGCCCTGTCAACAATGGACTGAATTTAAGCTTTAAAAAATACAGTGCTACACTTGGCGAATGGGTGAGTCAAACTGTTCTATGTTATCCAAACTTCGCGCAGGCAATTTATGAATTAGATCCGTCGGGCGGCGGCAGCAATATTCCAGTTGGCACAGTTCTAGCACAATCAAATCCGTTCTTTTGGAATATCGAGCCTAATCTGAGCAGTGGTTTTGAACTGGTAGAAAAAGTAGCAATTGGCCAAACGGTTGTTACTGGTACTACCACGCCAACTGGCACTGCATTTGTTGTTGGTAACTCATTCACAATCTCAGCCACATCAGCTGGATCTTCAACTCTGTCTACGCCTGTAACTGCTACTGTTCTTGGCACAGGCACTGTGGCTGATTTTGTTGCCGCAGTCAGTGCTGCTAATGTGCCTTATGTATCTGCTAGTGTAAACTCCGCAGGCAATATTGTGTTTACTCATAGCCAAGGGGGAATAATTGCTGTTGATAATGTCACAGGAACTCCACTTACAACAGCAGGCTTCACTACATCTACATACAAAGTTCGACTCTCAACTTTTGATGGCGAAACTTTGGCGTTGAGTAACTTTATTTCTCGTGGCAGTAATTTTGAATACACAGCCAGCACCACTGCACCTGATACTGATCCAACTGCTGGAAGTCTGTGGTACTACAGTTCTGTAGATCAAGTTGATATCATGATTCAAAACAACGGTGCTTGGATTGGTTATCAAAACTGTGCCAACGACACAAGAGGTTTTAATTTGGGCAATACCAACGCCACAGGACCAATTGTGGCAGCCACAGCGCCTACTACTCAAAACGATACTGGCCAAAGCGCACTGGAATACGGTGATATCTGGATTGATTCCAGTGACCTAGAGAACTATCCACTGATGTATCGTTGGGGACCAGTGAACGCAGTAGATCAGTGGGTGCAGATTGACACCACAGATCAGGTAACCAGCAACGGTATCTTGTTTGCTGATGCTCGTTGGGCACCAAACGGCGCAACAGATCCAATTGCTGATCCAATTCCTACAATTGTTAGTTTGCTAACCAGCAACTATCTTGATTTAGATGCTCCAAATCCTGCACTGTATCCACAAGGTATGCTGTTGTTTAACACACGCCGCAGTGGATACAATGTCAAGAGCTATCAACCAAGCTACTTGACTGAAGCTAATTACCCTGACATTCCTGCATGGGTAACTCAAGCTTACCCAACAGTGACAGCAACTTGGCTCACAGCCAGCGGTAACAAAGCTAATGGTTCAATGTACTCAGGTCGCCAGGCTCAACGACAAATGATTGTTGAAGCAATGAAGTCAAGCATTGACACTTCAACTGGACCACGAGAAGAAACAGCTCAGTACACAATCATTGCTACACCTGCTTACCCAGAGTTGATTCCTAACATGATTGCACTCAGCAACGAGCGTAACAACACATTGTTTGTGGTTGGTGACACTCCAATGCGATTGGCCGGTAATGGTAATGACTTGGTGACCTGGGCTACCAACAACAACGGACTTGGCTTAGTAACCGAAGACGGCCAAGTTGCTACCAGCAATTATGCCGCTACATTCTATCCAAGCTGCACAACCACAGACCTCAGTGGGCAGACAGTGGTGCAGCCGCCAAGTCACATGATGATGCGTACTATTATTCGCAGCGATGAAGTAAGCTATCCATGGTTGGCACCGGCTGGTACACGCCGAGGTGTGGTTGACAATGCTATCCAGTTGGGATATATTGACAGTGCTACTGGAGAATTCCAACCGTTGAGCGTGAACCAAGCCTTGCGTGATATCCTGTACGAAAACAATGTGAACCCAATCACATTTATTCCAGGTATTGGTATCACTAACTTTGGTAACAAGACCTCAACTACAACTACATCAGCACTTGACCGTATCAACGTTGCTCGTTTGGTTGCGTTCCTGCGTGGAAGACTTGAAGAAATTGGCAAACTGTACTTGTTTGAGCCAAATGACCAAATCACACGCAATGAAATTACCAACACTATTAACTCGCTGATGGTTGATTTAATAGCAAAACGAGCCATCTATGACTACCTGGTTGTGTGTGACTTGAGTAACAACACTCCTGCTAGAATCGATAGAAACGAGCTGTGGGTAGACGTAGCAATTGAACCAGTGAAAGCAGTGGAATTCATCTATATTCCTCTGCGTATCAAGAACACAGGCGAGATTGCAGCTGGAGTATAAAGATAGGGCTCCGGCCCTATTTTTTGGTTCAAGCAGCAGGTAAATAAACATAGGAGATACAAATGCCAAGTTCATCACTAAACAAAATGACAGTGCCTTTGGCCAGCGATCAATCGTCTAGCACACAAGGCTTGTTAATGCCTAAATTAAGATATCGCTTCAGAGTGATATTTGAAAATTTAGGCGTAAGTACCCCAACCACAGAATTAACCAAACAAGTGGTAAGTTTCACACGTCCAAATCTTACTTTTGAAGAAATTACGTTACCAATCTACAACTCCACTGTGAAGTTAGCAGGCCGTCACACTTGGCCAGATGTCACATGCGAACTACGCGACGACGCCAATGGAAATGTGTCCAAGCTAATTGGTGAGCAAATACAGAAACAAATGGACTTCTTGGAAATGAGTTCTGCTAGTTCAGGTATTGACTACAAGTTCTTGACCCGCTTCGAAGTACTAGACGGCGGCAACGGTGCCAACGAACCAGTGGTGTTGGAAT